GTCTTGAAGTTTTTGCATAAGCTCTCCATACAGAAAGTCTGGGTAGGTTCCAGTTTCTCTATGGAAAATGACCACGACCGTTTTGGCGAGTCGGTGATTCACATATCTCGGATGGTCACACGTCTTATAACTGGTTAATATTTTATTGTCCAATAGTAATAACTGAAATATGTCGGGTGGTATTACGCAACTTGTCGCGGTGGGTGCCCAGGATACGCACCTGGTTGGCAACCCGGAGGTGAGCTTTTTCCAGTCATCATACAAACGCCATTCTAATTTTTCCAGTGTGATTGAGCGTCAGGTGATTCAGAACACCCCGGCGGACAACGGTCTCTCGTCGATCCGCTTCGAGCGCAAGGGTGACATGCTTTCATATGTTTATTTGGTTAACGCTAACTCTGGTGCAACATCAAACATTAACTGGAGTACCGCTATTGATAAGGTCGAGCTTTACATCGGAGGACAACTCATTGATACTCAGCATTATGAGTATTCGGCGTCCATTCACACGGACATCATGGCGAACTCGTTCTCCAAGAGTATCTACGGTCCAGGACCGGGCGGATCTGACCCGGAAGCATTTTTTTATCCTTTCAAGTTCTGGTTCTGTGAGAACTGGCAGTCGGCTCTTCCTTTGATCGCCCTTCAGTACCACGATGTAGAGATGCGAATCTATTGGGGGAGCGACATTACCGGTGGTACCGGGGGTACCGATGTCCAGGCATGGACCCGGTATATCTACCTCGATGCCGATGAGCGCCGCATGATGGCTGAGAAGCCTATGGACATGCTAATTCACCAGGTTCAGCGCATCCCCGCTTCTAGCTCAAAGACGATGGACCTCACGTTCAATCACCCCGTCAAGTTCATTGCTTCCACGGGCTCCAATTTTGATGACTCGAACGACGTCCTTCTCCAACTCAATGGTGTGGACGTTGGTGAGAAGAAGCCCGCGACGCCTCACTACAATCAGGTGTCTGCGTACCACCACACCCAGTTTGGTGTGAACAGTGGTGATCCGGATTCTGGATTCGAAAGTGTTAAGTTGATGATCCCCTTCTGTCTGGATGCCTCCAAGCTTCAGCCCACGGGTACCTGCAACTTCTCGCGCATGGACTCGGCGACACTTCGCCTGCCCGATTCCACCGTCAACGGTGCGGTCTACGCGGTCAACTACAACATCCTCAGGGTCCAGAACGGGATGGGTGGGCTGCTTTACGCGAACTAAGTTTCATCGCCTTTTCAGCCTGATCCTTGGGCATAAACATGAGCCAGGCGACGGTCATCCTCTCCTGGGTGAGTGTTCCGTCCTTCTTCATAGCGGCACATGCATCTTGAAATTGCTTTACGTAGTCCATAATGGAATTTCAAGGTGTTACTTCTTTAACTAAACTTAGTTGGTCTTGGGAACCTTGAGCAGCGGAACGTCAGCCGAGAAGCATCGGGTGATGCTGTTGGAGGGCACCGGACCCACACGCTGCAGATCGGTGACGGGCTTGAGCAGATCAGGACCCATCTTGGCGATAAGTTGGCGGTACTGGTAGTTAAGAGGATACGCAATACCATTATCAGCCATGATCTTATCGTTGATCAGCTGGTTTGAGGAATAAATCGTGAAGGCGCGACCATCGGCCATACCAAGACGCTGAGACATCTTTTACTTATTCAGTAGATAAAAATCCCTGATCCTCTGGTGGAATGATTCTCTCTGGTGAATCAGTCTGACGTTCTTTTCCTTTATCTCGATGAAGTCCCCCTTGACCTGTGGATCGTAGAGAACCCTGATCAGAAACCTGTAAGCTTTGGCGATTTCCTTAAAGTTCTTGGCACCCGACATCACGATGCTACCCGTTTTAAAAACACTGACCGTCATGTTGAACATCTTGGCTTTCACTGCCGAGTAGGTCTCTGGACTGTAAGATGACTTAGTCACGAAGTTCTTGTGCTTCTTATAAAGATCCAGTAAAGCCATCTGATCGATGCCGTGAGGAAGACGGAACGTTGCATTGATCATCTGTGTTTCCATGGGTGACACGGGACTGTTGGTGGTCTCAGGAAAGACCTCATCTACTATTTTTTGAATCTCCTGGATGATGTCCAGTCCTTCCATGGGTGTAGATGATCCTGTCACATGAATCTTCCCGTTGGGAAACAACTTGACCGAGCGCTTTTTGGTTTCACCGACATCCTTGGACAGGGTCAGTGAGTTGTTAAAGTGGTTTGTGCCCATGTTCCAACCATCGGTCCCGTCGACGAACTTCTCCTTGAAAGTCGCGAGAGGGGTCGTGATGCCGTCCCTGCCTCCCATGACAGTCATCGTGGATACTCTGGGCATTGTGGGCTTGGGTCCTTGGATAGCATCATGCGCCTTGATGATGTTCCCAAGAAAGGTTCGAAAGTTTATGGCTTCCATATTTAAAAGTAAGACTCGTCACTTCTTTAATATGAGATGTGGTCACTGTAAGAAGAAGAAGATGATCTGTATTCCATGTGATCACTGTGATCACACGTCTCTGTGTACCTCTTGTATCCAACTGGAGTTTCATGAGTGTCCAGGTATCCTGAATAAAATTCAGTCCGAGAGGGATACAATAGAAAAACGAAACCCTAAAATCGAGGGTGACAAAATTACAAAAATTTGACAAGCGTCATCACACTCAGGGCTATGAGGATAGCAGCGGCAGTGTTACCAGCAAGGTTGGCAGCATCCATGCTTCCCATCATACCCTCCTTTTTCATCAGGATGGAGTCGTCTTTGACCTTGGGCGTCGCGGCCCATGGAGGCAGTGAATAGATGCGCTCTGGCACGGGCTTCCGGTTGAGAGGATAGTCCTGAGATCCGGGCGTGCAGTAGTAGGGAGTCCTCCATCCGGCGGCGATGGTCTTCTCGCAACCCGGACTCGGCTCTGCCATCTGGGTCTCGAGAGGTCCCCCGAGAGCATCTCCTGTGGGACGAACCGAGTTCACAAGCGCCACCTGGGGTTCACTGGATGGCGCATAGACCGTCTTGTAGGCACCACCCAGAGGAACGCCGGGGGTGAATTCCTTGGGGTCGGCATAAGGGTTGATCTTATTGAGGGAAATCCCGTCATTCAGTCTCATGTAGGACGACATCCTTACTTATTATACGGTTTGAATAAATTCCCACTTGAGTATATTGCACATGTCCTTCCAGATGACATCCTGTTGGGTGAGTTTCTCTTTGGACTTCAAAAGTGGGAAGTAAGGGAGGTATTGATCTTCACCGAGCAATTCACAAAATTTGTATAGAACATAGGGGTAACTCAAAAAGTTCTTTCGGTCCTTTGGACAGACTTGATCAAAGGGTTCTTGTATTTCATTGAACATAAGTCTGAGGCGTTCCTCCAAAGCGGTTGGCATCTCTGGAGGTCTCACGCCAGTAAGAATGTTTGTGATGTAGGGGATGTGTTCATAGTATTTGTTCTGACGCAACTTTTTCAGTAGACCTCTGACCTTGGCGTGAGTAATCTTGGAAATCTGTTCGATCCTCTGCTTCTTGAGTTCGTAACGCAATTGTTCTATCAAATCGTCTGGGATATTTGCTGTCTCTTTCCCCTGAAATTGTTGAACCCACTCATTGAAGTGATTCTGTCTTTTGTATGAGTACTGAGTATTCTTTGAAATGTCCTGTTCGTCCTGATAGGACAATCTCGTAGCTATATATTTTTCACATGCACCACAGTCCTGACACACAATTTCACCATCAATATCATTTTCATAAACATTTGTTGAATTACACTTTTTACAATTATCCACCTGAATAGCATTGTTGTCAATAAAATCATTATCAGTCACCGTCGTGATGTCTTTTTCCACGACGCGCATGTACTCCAAAAATATGTCGCGTCTACAATTTTCCTCATGATATCTGTGTATGAAGGGGGCTGCCATGGTGATATAGTCATGAAGTGTCGGGGGATCATTCTCATATTCCTTTAGCTTGGCATGATACCTCTCGAGTAAACTCATTTAAAGAAAAATGTCACTATAACTTTAAATGTATAATTTACTCATCAAGCTGGCTGGGTGGTGGTACAACGAAGACCCCTACCGAATCACGATGCCATTGAAGATGATTTACGATATCAACACCAAAAAGGATTGTATGTTCCCATCGTCTGAGTGGAAGAGGGTCATGGAAGGATGGCCCTTGATGAAGTCAGGCGAGACCTACATTATGTGTTATTATCCTGATTTCAGGGATGCAATTTATGTTCTGAGAAGGAAGAAGCCGGAATGTGTCGAGAACATTCGTTACGAGCAAGAGTATACCTATCGTGGTTCACCCTACTCCATGGTGACCAGGGATCCCATGCGCAAGGTTCATCACGTCGAAGAATCGGAAGGAATGAAGGGACCGATCATGATTCAAAAGGTCGAAGCGATTATGGAGAATGGCGAGGTAAAAATGTGGGACACGGCTCGCTTCCTTCGCTATGCGGGTCCTAGGTCGGACTTTCACAACGTCAAAGACATCTGTATGAAAGATCTATTTGACGCAAACGAGGAGGTACCAGATGAGTGGCACGTCTACATGTTTGGTAGGAAAATTGTCATCGACAAGAACGAAGAACTTACTCCTCAGACTTTGGTGCCAGGTAGAACCTGAGTTCACCTAGAGAAGTAACCTTGTACTCCAGGACGAGAGGCATCTCCTCTCCGTGGTGGAGAAGTTTCATATTGGAACACATTGAAGTGGCCTTGGTGAATAAATTGAGGTACTTCAAAGAAAATGTATCTTTCATGGACTTGAACTTAGCAGTGTCCGAATCGATATCATATTCAGTATACTGCTCGGCAAAATCACCGACGCACCTGAACCCAACCTTTTTGTAGGAACGTTCGATTGTCAGTTCAGAACCAATATGTGAAATATCCCTACAGAGTCTCTGAAAGTCTACGGTCTGAAAGGTTGTGATGCTGACCACTGGCAAGTTGGGTGCGTCGAACATTTCATCGTTGATGTCCAAAAGGCGTAAATTAAAGTGACTCCGGCTTTTCTTTCCGCTGTTCTCAATGGAAATATTGAGCACGTGATCCTCCTCAATTTTCATCACCAGTACATCGTTGGTCGTGACCGACTTCAAAACTCTGAACACGTTGGTAGTATTAATACCAACAATAATTTCATGTTCACA